GGATTTAACGATGCCGGAAGAAAAAGACGCCGCTATTATGCTTAGCTATTTAAGCGCGATGATTCAACACCGTGGTGTTAAGTTTCAATGGTGTCCAGTAATACAAGGCGTTGAAGGTAATGGCAAGACGTTATTTACGCGCGTCATGGCTTTTTGTATCGGAGAACGTTACACCTATTTTCCTGAAGCAAGTCAAATTTGTGATAAATACAACGATTGGATGTTCGGTCGCGAATTCTACGGCGTCGAGGATGTTTTTTCTATTGACGGTAAACGGGGTGAAGTTGCAGAAAAAATCAAACCGATGATCACTAGTAATCGACTAGAAATACACGCTAAATTTTCTCATAAAATTATTCGTGATGTCTGTGGAAACTTTATTCTAAATTCAAACCATCAAGATGCAATTATTAAAACCAACAACGATAGACGTTTTGCTCCTTTTTTTACGAAACAACAATCTGTTGGTGACTTAAAACAATTTGGTATGACCAATGAATATTTTCATCGGTTATATACATGGCTTACAAAAGAAAACGGTTTTGCTATTGTTAATCACTTTTTATCAAATTATCAAATACCAAAAGAGTTTAATCCCGCCATTGATTGTCAACGCGCGCCTATTACTTCTTCGACACATAAAGCAATTTCACAAGGCAAGAGTCGATTAGAACAAGAAACTTTAGACCGCATAGAAGAAGGTAAAATTGGCTTCAGAAACGGGTATATCTCATCTAAATATTTTAACGACATGCTGACCGAAATAAATATGAGAAACAGGATATCTTTTCAAAAAGGTAAAGAAATTTTAGATAATATAAATTACATACCGCACCCCCATTTAAAAGACGGGCGGGTTAACAACATTGTTATGCCTGACGGTATTAAATCGCGAATTTATATACGTAAAGATCATCCGGATTTAAATATCACTAACCCTTCTGCTATTGCCGCTGCTTATACTGAATCCCAAAGCAAATAATTTTACTTGACTTATCGTAGCGCATACGCTACGATATACGCGTGATCAATTACAAGGATAGCAACAAATGAAAGACTACAAGTACTTAGCTCGAGAAAATAATCAACCTGTTTTAAAAACAAATCGCGACGTTCCATTTAAAGTGTATTTAATTTCAGTAGGAATGTCTTTGTTAGGTTGGTTATATGCGCTTTTCTTGCTGGATAAATTAGGATAAAAATTAAGGGCGCCATAGGCGCCCTAATTCATTGTGCTTAATCTAACTCTAATGCGCAACGCGTCTTACTAGCAAAGTCTGCTTTACAATGGGCGAAATAAAATTCAGGTGAAGGAGCTCCTCCCGTAAACACCCATTCACCATTTTTAACATCTTTAGGATGTATTAAAAATTGCGGCATCGAATTAAACTCAACATAATTTTCATATTCGCAAATAACATTGGTACCGATTTTGTAATTTCCATACCTATCAAAATTGGCTCTCGCAATAACTCTTTTAAGTTTATGATTTCCACTTATCGTACTATGAGCTTTAAATGTATAATACAGCTGCCATTCATACTCTTGGCCTATCATTATGCAGTGTTTGGATACATCACAATGTATCAATGGCGCACAACTTAGATTTTTTGGCGCAGACGCTAGAGAGGAATTAATCGATAAAATGCCACAAGCTAATAAAACTAATTTCTTCATGTTTTTCTCCGATGATCTATTTTTGCTATTTCTAAGTCGTCAATCGGGATAAGATAAGAGTGGCCACACCGGCACCGTGTGACATTCGGAAAATGGCCATCTTTAATTTTTGTACGTATCCTTTGTTTGCATACTTTCAACTTTTTTGCTGCTTCGTCTACGGTTATGCAATTTTTCTCATTTTGCATTTTAATATCCTATTGAGCGTTTCAAAATCTAAGGGTTTTTTATATGCGGCGTTAATACCTGCGCGCACGCATTGTTCTCTTATCTTATCCCCGTCATTACTAATAGCGATGATAATGTTTCGTTTTTCTTCATGCAATCTAATATATCGGGCTACCTCGTAGCCTGATAGGTCAGGAAGGCCAATGTCTAACAAAATAACATCATATCCACGTTTGTAATAATTAAGGCAGTCTTGGCCATTTTTTAAAGCCGTTACATGATGCCCCAACATTTCTAAGTTGGTTTTTATAACATAACGCGGAAGGTCGCTGTCTTCTACTAGTAAAATTTCCATACAGTATTGCTCCTTAGCTAAAGGAGTATTATAGCGAAGACGATATAGCGTGTCAAACACTATCGTCAATCTCTAATGCCGCTAAAATTGATTTAATAAAACTCACATGGCGTTTAGGCACTCGCACTATTACATGATCGTTTGGTTCTTTTATGCACTGAACACATAACCCGGTGCTCACATATCGTTCAGCAATATGCCCCCTGATACAAGGTTCCCCTGTGTAGTATTTATTCAGACCTAATTTTTTACATTCTGCTCTTTTTTTTATGCATATATGCTTATCTTTTGCATTCATCCATTTACCTCCTATTTCTTACCCCGACACCTCACCTTCGGGGTAAGGTCGGGGTATTGCAAGTTGTTGATTTTATTAAAGTTACCCCGATACCCCGAAATACCCCGGATTTTCCTACTCTCTTCCTCCCACTCCTACTCCCACCCATATATGTATATATACATACCTATATGCATATATACATATCTATATATCACAAATATATATTTATTATTAATTACTTTTAAGGGGTATATCGGGGTATCGGGGTAATATGTATGGAATCAATAGGTTATAATACCCCGAACTTACCCCGAACCCTTACCTTCGGGGTATGGACACTAATTGAGCATTGTATTGTGTAGACGACAATAAGATGATAGGGTTTAAAACTTATTGAGAGGATCGAAAATGCAATTTTTAAACCTGCCCCTGTGTGACATTAAAGAGTATGAAAAAAATACAAGGACGCATTCAGACGAACAAATCGAAGAAGTCATGCAATCAATTAAAACGTATGGTTTTATTAATCCAATCATCATTACGAAAGATAATGTCGTCGTTGCAGGGCATTGTCGTATTGAAGCTATGCGACGCTTGGAGGAAACAACCATTCCTGCCATACGCTATGATCATTTAGAAAACGCCCTCCAAATAGGCTACTCAATTGCAGACAATAAACTCGCACTTAAAACAGGGTGGGATTTAGAGCTTTTACGCGACGAATTTGTGACGTTACAAGAACAAGGATTCGATCCTACGTTAACAGGTTTTAGTGACGATGAAATTTTCGAAATTATAAATCCAGAGCCCTTGTACTCGGTAGATGATGAAGAAGAAGGTGGACTCGACATCCCACAAGAACCTATCACGAAAAAAGGAGACGTATGGGTTCTGGGCAATCATCGACTTGTATGATGCGTCCAATTGAAAATAATTCGAGACCTAATGATTATGTTTATGATCCATTCGGCGGCAGCGGAACGACTTTGATGGCATGTGAAAAATTAAATCGCAAATGTTTAATGATGGAATTAGACGAAAGATATTGCGATGTTATAATCAAACGGTGTGAAAAAATGACCGGACAACAAGCGGTGAGATATGACGAAGAAAAAAGCGCCTGACCAACTTTTAAAACGTGGACAAAAAAGAATTTGGGAAGTTACGCCCGAAGTCATTAAAGAAATTGAAATGCTAGCTGGACGCGGATTGACGCAAGAAGAAATGTATCACTACTTCGGAACATCGAGAGATACGTGGTATAAACGCATGAATAAACACCCTGAAATGTATGAGGCTATCAAACGCGGTAAAGCAAAGACAAAAAGTTTTGTAGTTGGTAAGCTGTTTGAGCAGTGTAAAAAAGGTAACGTTAGTGCTATTATTTTTTATCTCAAAACTCAACATCGATGGTCTGAAAATTCAGCGCCGGTCAATGATGAAGATGCTACTATAAAAAATGATAATGTGAAATCAAAAATTATCATTAATACACATGATCCGGTTGAGGCGTCAAGGATTTATCAAAGTTTTATGAATGGAGAATTTAAAGCATGAGCGAGACGATAATTACTAAACCGAAGGGCGATCAAATACCACTCGATAGCTTAGAGCAACATTTTACATATAACGGTACTAAACTCGCTTATATTACTACCCAATACCAGGGTTTAACTTATAAACAAAGTTTCGAATATTACCCTGGATTTGCAATTGATTCAGTGACGGTTAATACGGCAGGGTCATTTAGAACTGTTAATATTTCTACGACCGGGAATGGTGAAGGCGCCGTATTCGCGCCGGTGTTTGCATTATTAACACCGAACATTGCTATCGGCGGAACGGGATATACGATAGGTGACACATTAACATTAATCGGTGGCGTTGGAACTGCGGCACAAGTCCAAGTAACCGGGGTAGGAGCGAGCAACGCTATCTCAACGGTGGTAGTAACGGTTCCTGGAAGTTATACGACTTTACCGATTGGGAACGTCGATGTCTCCGGCGGCACAGGAACTGGGGCTAAGCTTGACCCATACTACAAGTTTTTATCTATCAGTGTGACGTCAGGTGGTGCCGGTTATGACGGTTCCTCAGCGATGTCATTTACAGGGGACATTATAACTCCTCCCGCGGCGACACTTGTTTTATCAAATATTGATACGGGTGGCGAAGTTCAAACGATTACCGCGTGGGAGCAGCAATAATGATTACACCTTCCGAGTTTTTAAAATATTGCATTATCTTTGGTGTTAGAACTGCAGCCAGCGGTGGCGGAGGAGGTGGAAATGTCCCCTTTGATCCGAATAGCATATTTTGGGTTGCGCCCAATGGAAGTGCGGGCGGCAATGGAAGTGTAGGGTCGCCGTTTAGTTTGATCGCCGATGCGTATGCGGCGGGTGTTGCCTCAGACGCACCATTTCTTGTGGGTTTATTTCCTGGAACATACAGTGAACCTTCTTTAAACTTACAACTCGTCCCCTATTCCGGTTTCTTTGCGTATAACTCTGAAACAACCATCGTGAATTTGGGTGATGTGTCATTAGATGCAACTGCATGGAGCGCAATAACATCCGGAGCCGTTGGGAAATTAGGTTTTTACAGCGCTACAATTAATGCGAATAGTTGGAATTTACAAGTACCAACAAATAAAAACGGATTCGCTAATTTACGTGACGTAGTTTTCGGTACGATTACATCCAGCAATACCACATGGAATAACTTTAATGTTGGTATGAGTGCAGCTGATGTCAATTTCGGCGCAGCAAATACTTTAATTTATGGGACGGTGTTAACCGAGTCGAATTGTAGATTCATCAGTACAACAATATCTTCGTATGATCCGGATGTTGGAGTTCCCATTGGTAATTGCGGTTGGAGCAGTACAGGCAGTACTTTAGGTGATATATTTTTAAAATGTATTAGCGGTAACACAAACATTGTTAATTTGATTTCACCCAATGCGCGCAATTTAAGTTCGTTCTTCTCAGAAGGCGATACGATCACCATCAATAAAACTGCAAACGTTCCTAATCCAACGATTGTGAGCGGCGCTCCCACGATTAATAATGTTGATCTTGCGGCGAATACGTATGCTAGTACAACAAGATCTAATTACACACCAACTAGTCCGACAGTCGAAAGTAACCTTGCTGCAATCGATGTGGCTTTGGGCGGAGCGGTAGGCGTCAATAAGGTTTATTTAAATAACGTCGGTTATGTTGAAGTAGTCCCTAACACGATTTATTTTGTTAATTCCCCAGGCAAAGTCATACTTCAAATCCCTGCGATGTTTCCTGAGGGGTCGTTTGTCACCGTTATAGGAAATAGCTCAAATCAATGTACCTGGGAAATGTGGACTCAACTAAATCAGACGCTCGAATATCAGGGGGTAGTTACAGCGCGAGCTTCGACTCTTTATGCAGTAGCGACACCGAGTAGCTATGCTGACGTTGCGACTTTTACGTGCACACAAACAGACGTCGCAATTAAATGCGTTCATTACGAAGGCGCAGGATTACAAATTAATTTGATTAATTCTGTTAATATTGATATCCCGACGTTAAGTTCAAACCCGATGGTTCTGGCGTCACTCGCACTAGTAAGAAGCGCATATAGCGGGTATCTTGTGAAAGCTATTCGTACTTCTGATAGCGCAACATGTTTCGTGCGCCCGGATTTTGCAGGTCGTGCCTCGTTAGTATCTGATATTGACGTGGGTGGCAAACTTGCAGACTGGGGATTAGGTAGTGATATAGACGTTCAATTGATGGATCAGTCGGGAAACGGCTATTCATTCACAAATTCGGGCCAAGCTTTGTGGATTGATGCCGCTGGCAATGTCCAAAACATTAACGGCGTGCCAACCATTAGAACTAATCCAGGTTTTAATAAATTCATGCAACTCGCTTTCCCTTCAGATTATATTTTGCCGCAACTTACCGTTATCGCGATGGCCGCACGTGCAGCAACGTCGTATCAATCCTCGATTGTTACGCTTTATGATCCAGCTAACGGCGATGATTTCGCGTCTACGCTTAATAACGTCGCATTCTATGAGGACAACCCTCCTCAAGACATTTCGGTGCGAAATGGAAATTTAAGCGTCAAATCTAGACCCGACACACTGGGCGTTCAAATGGTTTTAGCGAATAGATTTAACGGCTCAAACAATACGATGACTATCGACAAAGTTGACGGCACGACGGTTGCATCGTCTGGTGCATTTAGTTTCAACAAGTTTCTCGTTGGCGCAAGATATATTTCTGGCGGGACAACGACGGTGGGCGATTATAAAATAGGTTTCTTAGCGCTATATCCTGCGGCTTTAAGTTTAGGTGAGATATCGACAATCACAGACTATATTAACACGTATTTGTAAAGGATTAATGCTATGCCGAACACATTTATAACAAGATTAAACGCAATAAAAAATCTTTACGGAGACGCCGTTAACATAAATGCAAATACTGCGCCCGTTAATTACACGCCGGCCGGATCGTCAGTCAAAGATAATTTTGACGCGATAGATGTTGCCTTAGCGCGTAATTTCCCCGTGGTTTCGGATACTAGCACTAGCAAAATGTTAACGTTAAGCGATCGGAATACAATTCAAACCCTCGATAATGCAAGTCCTATTACAGTGACCATTCCGCTAGATTCTACGGTTCCGTTTCCTGCAGGTGGAGCAACAGTAATTAACTTTACTCAAATCAATACGGGGCAGATTACATTCGTTAAAGAAGATCCATCAATCAACATTATTAGCTATTTAGATAAAGTTACTACCGCCGGAAAAGGAGCGGAGTGCCAATTTACTAAACTTGATACGAACGTGTGGCAACTGTCAGGAACATTAATATGACAAAAGGGTGCGGCATCATTGCAGGGTCTGGGTTTGTGCGTCCTTTGGATTATGTGACAGGGGCGGCACACGCTTGGAGTTTGTGGCTATTGCGCAGTGCGTATACGGGATATGCGTGCAAGTTAAGAAGGTCAAGTGATAATGCGACTACTGATGTTTCTTTCTATCGCGGCCAAGTTTCTGGTAACTCATCGGTAGCAGCAGGCGGAAACCTAACCACATGGATCGGAGCGTCTACGAATGTCTATATCGTCACTTTATACGATCAGATGAGTAACGGTTGCAATCTTACGCAATCGACGCTTGCAAATCAGCCGCAGTATTCGGCTACTGGGTATTCATCTAAGCCGACGATTGTTTCGGCATCAAATTCATACTTACAAGCGACAAGTACGATACTTAAAAACATTAATTCGTACTCACAATATTTTAGAATGTATACAAATAGTGGTGCATCATCTAATAATCCGATATTAGAAGGCGGCAATGGTTCGTTAAGCGGATTGTTTACTACTGCGAGTAATGTTGCTCGTTTTACTTATCGCAGTCCTTACAGTAATGTTGGTGGTGACACAGCTCAAACAAGTACGGGCGTTATTCCATCTTCCACCTGGTTCAATTGGACTGGTGTTAGAAACGGTACGGCGTCAACACAACAAGTTTGGATCAACGGAGGTGCAACGGCATCAATTTCTTCATTAACACAGGTTGCATGGCCTAATACAAATATGCTTGTAACGGTGCTGGCTAACGGTGGCTCTATCGGTAACGGCTCCTTGGTTGGTCAAATGTTTGCTGGCATTTGTTTTCCGTTTGCTCTTACATCAGCACAGCAAGCATATTTGCAAGCTACCATTTAAAGGTGATTAGATGATAATTCTAACGTTTTCAGATATGGCGTCATCCCAAGCTAAACTTGATGAGTTTAATGCGTTAGCTAATGTTGGAGAAGGTAATCAACTAACAAACATTCTTGTGAATTCGGCTGGCGACACATGGGCTATCAATGGCACCGACTGCATTGATCAAGGCGGCCTAGGCAGAGATCAAATTGCAACAGAAGTTAATGCTTTTTCGCCTACATTTACAGTTGGCACATACGAAGATCTTTTTAATTTAGGGTATAACCCTGTCTAATGCCTCTACCATTCCCATTCGATTTTAAAAACCCCGATTATATCCAAGTTTTTGAATGGAGAGCTCAAAGACTAAAAGAATTACGCAAAGAAAAAGAAACACTCTCACCTATCCTTAACAAACATTATCAAGAGAACCCAGCGCAATTTATTATTGATTGGGGGTGTACGTCTGATCCCCGAAATGTAGATCGCGGTCTTCCCACTGTTATCCCTTTTCTTCTTTTTCCAAAGCAGGAAGAATGGGTTCAATGGGTAATGGAACGTTGGAAGAATCGGCAACCCGGCATAGTTGATAAATCTCGTGAAATGGGGATGAGCTGGTTAGCGATAGCGTTTGCAACAACTATGTGTCTTTTCTATCGTGGATTTAGCGCAGGTTTCGGGTCTCGTAAAGAAGAGTACGTTGATAAACTTGGCAACCCGAAGTCTTTATTTCACAAGGGGCGCCAGTTTATCGAATGCTTGCCACCTGAGTTTAGAGGATCTTGGGAAAGACGAAAGCATGCGCCACACATGCGAATTGAATTTCCAGAAACGGGGTCTATTATATCCGGCGAAGCTGGTGACGGGATTGGCCGTGGTGATCGCTGCAGTATTTATTTTGTAGATGAAGCAGCTTGGTTACCAAGACCGGATTTAGTCGAAGCGTCACTTTCTGAAACAACCAATTGTCGTATTGATGTATCAACGCCTCGAGGGATGAGTAACCCATTTGCGCGTAAACGTCACAGCGGAAACATCGAAGTATTTAGTTTTCATTGGCAAGACGATCCACGTAAGGATAAAGATTGGTACGATAAGAAATGTCGCGACATTGATGATCCAGTCGTTATTGCTCAAGAGTTAGATCTAAACTATTCAGCGTCATTAACTGGCATCTTAATTCCCAATATCTGGGTGCGTGCAGCAGTTGACGCCCATGTGAAATTGGGGATTAACCCTAGCGGCGTTCGCAAAATGGGTTTTGATGTTGCAGATGAAGGCGACGACAATGCAGTCACTGGACGTCATGGGATTTTAGTAGAGTATAACGAAGCCTTCTCGGGCAAAGGTAGCGACATATTTGAGTCAGTAGAAAAAGTTTTTAATCTTTGCGACATTTTAGATTACACACAGATTGATTATGATTCAGACGGAATTGGCGCGAATGTTCGCGGGGACGCCAGAGTTTTAAATGAAAAACGAAACGGAAATTCTATATTGGTAGTTCCGTTTCGAGGATCGGGCAAAGTTGTCAACCCCGAACAAGACATTTCTTATAGAGAAGGGACAGCGCGAGAAAAGAGAAAAGGTAGAACAAACGAAGATTTTTTTCAGAATGCCAAAGCGCAGGCGTGGTGGTATTTAAGAGAACGTTTTAAAAATACTTATCGAGCTGTTATGGAGAATAAAGAGTTTGATCCTAACGAAATCATTTCTCTTTCCAGCGGAATCCCTAAGCTCGACAAATTAATTATTGAGCTTTCACAACCGACCTACTCTCAAAACTCAGTTGGCAAGATTGTTGTTGATAAAACACCACCTGGCGCCCGTTCTCCTAATCGTGCAGACTCTGTTATGATAGCTTTTGCACCGTCTAAAAAAATTGCCAGGGGGTTTTTCAGTGAGTAAATTAAAACAGATTTGGGATATATTGCGAGGCAACGTTCCTCAAGAATCAAAGCCTGAAGAAAAACCCGTCGGGATGTTTTCAACTGACATTCAATATGAAGGTAAATCTTATTCCGAGGTTTTTAACACAGCTATTGCTAAAACCTTTCAACGAACGGCTGCTAATTTCAAACCTGTTGACGAAAATGGATTTGCAATGGACGCAAAAGACGTCGCGGGTTTCGCTCAAGATGGCATGCCTTTGGTTTTCCCTTATGGCGTGAATATGCCTAGCGCTCAACTGGGTTGGTACGGATCACAAAGTTTTATCGGTTATCAAATGGCGGCTTTACTCTCTCAGCAATGGTTGATAAACAAATGTTGTTCTATGCCAGCACGTGATGCGGTAAGAAACGGCTATGAGTTGACCGTTAATGATGGTACAGAGGTAGATCCTGAGATTTTAGATGCTATACGTAGAGCAGATGTTAAATACAAATTAAATTCGAATCTTATTGAATTCATCAATAAGGGTCGCGTATTTGGCATTCGCATAGCGATGTTTAAAGTTAATTCGGAAGACCCAGACTATTATAAAAAACCTTTTAATCCCGATGGGATAATGCCGGGAAGCTATAAAGGGATATCACAAATTGATCCGTATTGGATAACCCCAGAATTAGATGGTGAAGCCGCGAGTGACCCTTCTTCAATGTTTTTTTATGAGCCGACCTGGTGGAGAGTTAACGGACACCGTATCCATAGAACACACTTAATTATCTATCGCACTGAAGAATTGCCAGACATTTTAAAACCAACATACATTTATGGCGGCGTGCCAATACCACAAAAAATATATGAGCGTGTATATGCTGCAGAACGTACAGCAAATGAAGCGCCACAACTTGCATTAACAAAACGTACGGACGTTTTAAAAGTAGATCTTACACAGGCGTTAGCAAACGAAATTAATTTTGATAAAAATATTCAGAAATGGATTTACAACAGAGATAACTACGGGATTAAAACGATTGGGTTAGACGAAGAAATGCAACAGTTTGACACTTCGCTTGCTGATCTCGATGCCGTAATCATGACGCAGTATCAAATTGTAGCCGCAGCGGCAAATATCCCCGCTGTCAAATTACTCGGAACCACCCCCAAAGGTTTTAATTCAACGGGTGATTATGAAGAGAAAAGTTATCATGAAGAATTAAAAAGTATTCAATCTCATGATTTAACACCATTAATTGAACGGCATCATTTGTTATTAATACGTTCTGAGATCGCGCCGAGTTTTGGTATTAATCCTTTTTCAACGAGTGTAACTTGGAATCCACTTAATGAAGTAAGCGCCAAAGAACAAGCGGATATTAATAAGTTAAAAGCTGATACTGGATTGGTGTTGATGCAATCGGGCGCGATTGATGGTGAAGACGAACGCCAACGAATCATCAACGATCCGTCTAGTGGCTATAATGGTATATCTGCGGATATGCCAAACGAAGAACAACCGGAAGAGCAAAGCAGTCTAGAGTATGCCTAATCCTCCATTAACGAAAAAAAAACGTAAATGGGCGAAAGCGAGAGAAGAAACCAATCTTCTTGGGACGTCGCTTAATTACAACGCGTCCCAACAAGTCAAATATAAAACGGCATTACATAAACTTGTCGATAGGATGACATTAGAAACTCGTAAACAACTTATCCGATTATTTAATGGTGAGATTGCAGATGAATATTTCGATCAACAAGAAGAAGCAGCGGCAATGGACGCAAGCATAACATCTAAAGCTCGAAAGTTAATGAACGCATTAACTGCTAAATTCTATCGATTGTTTGCATTACGTGCACCAGATTTGGCTAAAGCGATGGTTAAAGGCGCGGATAAAACTAGCAAATCAACTCTACATGAAAGTTTAAAACAATTGAGCGGTGGGCTTTCATTAAAAACAGGCGTTGTTCCCAAAGGGATGGAAGACGTTTCAAAAGCAATTATTGCAGAGAATGTGAGTTTGATTAAGTCTATACCTTCGCAATATTTTAAAGACATAACGGGCTCAGTTATGCGGTCTATTACCACCGGTAATGGGTTGCAAGATTTAATACCTGCAATTTCTAAATACACAGGACAAACAAAAAGACGTGCAACAAATATCGCATTAGATCAAACCCGAAAAGCATATAATTCTATTAACAAACAACGTATGCAATCGTTGGGCGTAAAAAAATTTAAATGGATTCATAGTGGGGGTGGGCAACATCCGCGACAAAGTCACATGGCTATGAGTGGAAACATTTATAGTTTTGATGACCTTCCGGTTATAAACCAGGAGCAAGTCGCTAAAGGGTATGAATCTCCTCAGCGCGGCATTCCAGGACAAGCTATTAATTGTAGATGTACAATGTCTCCTATCGTTCAATTTGAAGATGGAGAAGAATTTTAATGGCGTGGGGTTGCGGAAATGACGACATACTATTCATGTGTCATAATTTAGAATGTAAAGATTGTAATAATTTGAGGAAAGAACATGAACTTCAGCGAAGCGTTAGAACTAATTAAACAAGGTAAAAAATTAACACGCACAGGGTGGAACGGTAAAAACATGTTTGTGTATTTGGTTCATGGGTCAGAATTTGAAATAAATAGGGCACCATTAAACGCCGTATTTCAAATGGGGACGAAAATTAAATACCGCCCACATATTGATTTGAAAGCTGCGGATGGAACTTGCGGGGTTTGGTCCATTTCAAACAATGACGCGCTTGCAGAAGATTGGGAAATTTTCGAATAAACGAGGGTATTATGCCGTTAAAGTCGGAATCGAGTCAGGAAGCAATCTCAAAAAATATAATTGAATTGATTAATTCTGGTTATTCAAAAGAACAAGCCGTGGCGATTGCATATAGTAAAGCGCGGGATGCAGGTGACGATTCCGCCCGTTTGATGGACTTAAATGGGTGGTATGAAATTAAAGGCAATCCACTTTCTAAAGTTGGCGTGTTTCCTTATTTAGGCCGAAGCATTAGTCCTGAATTAGAAGCAGAAAAAATCTATTACGTTTATCGTCCTGAAGAAGAATTAGCAGATCAAGCGTGTATTGATTCTTTCAAATTAATACCGTGGACAAATGACCATGCGATGTTGGGCGCAGAAGAAGACGGTCTTTTACCTGCAGAGCAAAAAGGAATTCATGGTGTTGTTGGTGAAGAAGTTTATTTTGAAGACGGATATCTAAAAGGTAATCTAAAAGTTTTTTCTGACACACTTGCACGTTTAATTCAAGACGGCAAAAAAGAGTTGTCGATAGGTTATCGCTGCGTGTACGATATAACCACGGGGTCTTTTAGCGGACAGCACTACGATGCAATACAGAGAGAGATACGCGGTAATCATCTAGCTCTAGTAGATGAAGGTCGAGCTGGTAAAGATGTAGCAGTATTAGATCATTTTAAATTTACTTTTGATAGCAGGGGGCTAGATAAAATGCCGGACAACACTCCAGAAGTGGAAGTCGAAACGAAAGACGAAGATCAACCAAGCTTAACACTTGAATCTCTCGCAGAACAAATTAAAACAGTCATGGGTTTAGTTGAAGGTTTGCAAAGTGCAATGAAACCAGCAAATGAAACCGATGAAGACGAAATGAAACCAGACGGCGATATGGTTAAAGACGCTGATGTGGAACCAAAAGATTTTGTTAAGCGCGTTGATATCGAAGATGAAGACGAAGATAAAAAAGGCGATAAAAAGGAAGGTATGGATTCCAAATTATCTACCAAGCAATTACTCCGTGAAATTTCACAGCGTGATGCGTTAGCAAAACAACTCTCAAATCATATTGGCACTTTCGATCATTCAGAAAAGACACTGAGTGAAGTTGCACAATATGGTGTGAAAAAACTAGGTTTGTCTTGCAAACCAGGACATGAAGAATCAGTTTTGCAGGGCTATTTAGCGGGTAGAAAACTCAGCCAAACCGGCGTGGCATTAGATGGCGGAGTTAAAACCGAATCAACCGTAGTCGACGCATATTTAAAAGGAGCTAAATAGTTATGTCCTTTCAATCTTCAGTTAGTTTAAATCAAGGTTTTGCTGTTGTAGGTGAACTTTACGATAACAGCCCATATCGTTCACAAGTTTTTAATGTTGTTTCGAGTGATGCAAGCAATAACGTTTTTGGTCGTGCTTTTACGATTACCGATGAAGCCACCGTGGCCGCAGGCGGCACAGGCGTTTTCGCAGGTATTATGGCTTGTCCAAAACAGAACGCGCTATTAGGAACTCAAGCAGGTGGATCATTAGCGCCAAGCTTAACTCTCCCCAACAACGCGCAAGCAAATTTCGTCACAATGGGTCGTATGGTTGTGAGTTTACCTGCAGCAGCGGCGGTCGGTGATTTAGTTGTATATAACACCACTACGGGTGCTTTAGCTACTATTTCCCCTGGAGGTTCCCTGGGCGCAGGTCAAGCTTTTGCATATGCAACAGTCGCAGAATATACAGTAGCGGGCGCAGGCTTAGCCGTTATCGAGTTAACACCCACTTTAACAATTCCAGCGTAAAGGAGTAAGCAACATGAGAAGTCAGGAAAGATCTTATATTTCACCACGTGACGTACGCTCCTTGCGTGACTTTGCGCCAACAGAATATAAAAGCTTACATAAACTTGGGATTGCTTTAGATCATCGTGACGGTGAAAAAAATCTAAAAGCCATGATCAATTGGGCAATGGATGCGATCGAACCGACCGTAACAACTGGTAGCATTCCTGTTCCCATTCAGTTTTTACAAAATTGGCTCCCGGGCTTCGTTTATGTCATTACGGCTGCTCGAAAAATAGACGATTTAGTCGGCATTATGACAAGCGGATCTTGGGAAGACGAAGAAGTTGTCCAAGGCGTTTTAGAATTAACTGGTAAAGCAAAACCTTATGGCGATTACCAAAACGTTCCTTTCTCTTCTTGGAACCCAAATTGGGAACGTCGTACCATCGTTCGTTTTGAAGAAGGTATGCAAATTGGCATGTTGGAAGAAGCTCGTGCTTCTCGTGCTCGAATCGACACTGCCTCTTCTAAACGAGAAGCAGCAGCTTTAGCATTAGAAATCGAACGTAACAAAGTAGGTTTTTTTGGCTATAACAATGGCAATAACCGCACGTATGGTATTTTGAACGATCCAGGTTTACCTAACTATACTAGCGTACCTAATGGTGCGTCGGGTTCACCATTGTGGTCTTCAAAAACCTTTTTGGAAATTCAAAAAGACATTTTAACTGCAATTTCAACTTTACGTAATCAATCACAAGATCAGATTGATCCACAAGAAGTTGATATAACCCTTGCTATTGCAACTGCAGCGGTAGATTACTTGGCGAAACCTTCTGATTTCGGTATCTCTGTTCGTCAATGGTTACGAGAAGCTTATCCTCGCATCCGTGTAACATCCGCTCCTGAATTCAATAGCGCGAATGGCGGTGCGAATGTGTTTTATCTTTACGCTGAGTCAGTAAAAGATTTATCAACTGACGATGGCCGCACTTTTATTCAAGTTATACCCGCTAAATTCCAAGTGTTGGGTGTTCAACAACTTGCAAAAGGATATTTAGAAGATTATACAAATGCCACTGCTGGCGTTATGTGTAAACGTCCTTACGCGGTTGTGCGTAGATCAGGAATTTAATATAGTAGTATCATAGCGCCGCGACTACGGCGCTTATCTATTATATGAGGAGAGGATTAAATGAATTACATATACTCTACAATGTCGACGGGCGTGACTTATCAAACGTTTGTACCAAACATTGGCGACGGCATAGCAGTGGTTGAAAGATCTATCACAATTAATGGCGGCGCAAATGTTGTCGACAAAAAACATATTATTACACCTAAAGGCGTTGTTACTGAAGTTAACGACGAAGATTTAGCAATTCTTGAATCTATCTGGCTTTTCAAAAAGCATAAAGAAAACGGTTTTATTAGAGTTGAAAAGAAATCTGTTGCCGTTGAAAAAGTAGCGGCGGATATGCAAGAGAAAGATAAATCTGCACCAGTTAGTCCAGATGATTATAAAGACACTGAGGTTAAATCAAAGCCGAAGCCTTCGACTAACAAAAACAGAGGTGGTTAGATATGGCGACGCTGGTATTTGAACCCACGTTATTTCGGGCGCAATTTCCAGCGTATGCTAACTCCGTGCAATTTCCTGATGCTATGTTACAGATGTACTGGGATCAAGCGATTTGCTATATTGATGATACGTCAGATTATGGTAATCTCCAAAACGGATGCCGGTTATTAGCGTTAAACCTAATGACCGCTCATCTAGTGGCTTCGTCTGTTTTAATTGCAAGAGGCCAAACTTCAGTTTTAATTCAAAATTCGACGGTTGATAAAGTCACTGTGTCATTGACTCCACCACCATTAAAAAATCAATGGCAATGGTGGTTATCTACAACACTTTATGGCATTCAACTTTTAGGATTGTTGCAAGTCCGATCGGTTGGCGGTAATTACATTGGGGGCTTACCTGAAGGTCAAGCGTTCAGGAAAGTTTATGGTATCTTCTAATGATAAAAGTCAATCGAGTGCAAGGTGATGCAGATAAAAATTTTAAAGTTGCACTTAAAGGCATAAAAGGTGTACTTGGCAAAGTTGGGTGGTTTGAAAATGCCAAGTACGAATCTGGTTTTCAGGTTGCTATGGCTGCCGCTATTTCGGAATATGGATGGCCGCAACATAATATCCCGCCTCGACCTATGCTGCGTCTGACTATTATTAGAGAAGAAGCGAAGTGGAAACGCTTAATTGCCGCAGGAGTTAGTTCCATACTTAAAGGTAACTCTACAAGTAGAGACGTTATGGAACTTTTAGTAGATAAAGCTGCGGGAGATGTTAAAGACACGATATCTGCTATTTATGAACCTCCCTTAAAGCCCGGAACAATTAAAGCGCGTTTATCTCGAAGAAAAGATAAAAAAACGATAGGCCGACTTACAAAACCTTTAATTGATACAGGCATGTTACTTGATAGCGTTTTGGGTAAAGTGGAGAAACCTTAATGTCAGTTCCAGGATCCAATTTATTAAATCTTGCTTTAACGGTAATCGCACCGCAAACGGTCACCTATTACAAAGCATTGCAACGTACGTTAAATGATGTTGGTCAGGATGTGACTTTGTATGCTCCAGCAGTTTATATTCAAGGTAGTTTTCAGCCAATATCTAAAAGCCTCTATGAGGTCTACGGGTTGGACTTCCAAAAAACTTATGCGGTTTTTTATACTCCTACGAATGTTATTGATGTTCAACGCGATGTATCGGCGGATCAAATTATTTTTGACGGTAAGCGCTATCAATGTGAGTCTAATAACAATTGGTATCCTGTAGATGGTTGGGTTGGCGTTCTTTGCGTTATGGTCGGTAAGTTCAATCCCGATGTTGATACTTTCGGTTTTAATGAAGTACCAACTATAAATGACAATGAAAATTATAGTCATGGTAATTTCCCTCAAGATACGGAGAATTAACGCATGACAGATAATGAATTAATAAAAGTGTTTTGGCCTATTTTAAAAACGGGATTGATTAATGCGGGCTACACTGATGTGATATCAAAACAAGCGTACCAACCAACTCAACAAGGAACCGACACACCCCCAACCGTATATTTTTATAAAGTAGGGGATAAGCGTTACGGATTTTTGAGACGTGATAGCATATGGAATACTGTTGATAGTGTGATGGAGCATATCGAAGAACAGTGGTATGAAACTGTTTTTCAAATGAGTGCGCTTGTAATTCAAAAACCATCTAACCCAAGCTATACCGCCTCTGATTTAGTGAACGAGGCTGCAGCGATTATGCAAAGCGACAGTGCAAGAGAACAACTACTTTTAAAAGAGGTAGGAATCTTGCGAGTTACTGATGTGCGAAATCCTTATTTTACAGACGATAGAGATCGTTTCGAGGCATCACCTTCGTTTGACTTTATTTTAACGCATAAGCAAACTAGAGTATCAATAGATCCAGTGATAGAATCATTTGAATTTAACATAAAGCGAGTTTAGACAGAGGGATTTTTGAATGACTATAAATAGTAATCGATATGTGAATATCACATCGGGTGTCGGGGCAGGCGGAAGTGTCGGTCAAAGAAAATTAATAGCTCGCTTATTCACTTCTAACATCTATCTGCCGGTAGATACCGACAAAGAATTTACAAGTGCTGCGGCTGTCGGCGCTTATTTTGGTACGACTTCAGAAGAATATAAAAGAGCTAGCTTTTATTTTGGGTGGGTAAGTAAAAATATAACTTCTCCTCAATCCATTTCTTATTCTCGCTGGGTTGAAACGGCAGTGTCTCCAAGAATTTTGGGGGATAACTCTTCGGTAGTTTCAAGTCTTACAGCATGGCAAGGAATAACGAATGGATCTTTCGGTTTAAACATTTTAGGAACAACTAATACTTTTACCGCATTAGATTTTTCTGGGGCAACAAGTTTAGCGGATGTTGCGACCATCGTTCAAACGGCGATTAGAACTGCAAGTGGCACCATGTGGACTTCTGCTACTGTTACTTATGATGCCACACGAGCAAGTTTTAATTTCGTGGGCGGTTCAACAGGCGATGCAACGATTGCTTATGTTGAAGGCGTAACGGGTACGCCTCTAGGCACTCATCTTGGTTGGTCTGGGGGGGATAATTTAGTTATTTCTAATGGGTCTGCAGTTGAAGCTATTACTGATACGTTAGATCAATCTGCTTCTCGCTCAGATAATTTTGGATCGTTTTTATTTATACCTACACTAACGATTGATCAACACGCTGAGGCAGCAGAATGGAACGCGGGGCAAAATGTTAAATACCAATATATGGTGCCAACTGCGTATGCGGATGCCACATCATGGTCTGCGGCATTAATTGGATATGGCGGGACAGGTTTAACAATTTCAAGTGTCGCAGGTGAATACCCCGAGATGGCGCCTATGATGATACTTGCTGCAACGAATTATCTCAGAGTTAATTCCGTTCAGAATTATATGTTTCAAAAATTCCCTTTGTTGAGTCCTTCAGTTAGTACAGATTTAGCGGCGAATACTTTAGATCCATTAAGAGTGAACTATATCGGTTTAACTCAAACGGCAGGTCAGCAATTAGCTTTTTATCAGCGCGGAGTATTGATGGGCGGCGCGACTGATGCTAAGGACATGAATACCTACGCGAATGAGCAATGGTTAAAGAGTGTTGCCAGCGCTGCGCTATTAAATTTAATTACTCAGTTAGCTAAAATCTCTGCAAATGGTCAAGGTCGAAGCCAGATTTTAAGTACTCTCCAAAACGTAGTTAATTTGGCAATTAATAATGGCACTATTAGTGTAGATAAAATCCTTACTGAAGATCAAAAGCAATTTATTACTCAGCAAACTAATGATCCTAATGCTTGGTATCAAGTCCAAAATGTCGGATATTGGCTGGACTGTGTAATTGTTCCAGTTGAAGTAAATGACGGAGTTGAATATCACGCGGAGTATACTTTGATTTATAGTAAAGATGATGACGTCCGTAAAATTAACGGCACTCATGAATTAATCTAACGAGGGAATGACTAATGCAAGACATATCCGGTTTTGGTTTACGAGTTAATATACTTACAACGGTCACTTTTCCGCTAGGTATCAACATTACTAATTTTGCAGACGATAACGACCCTTTTGATTTTCCATCGATGCAAATAGGTGATAGTGCGATGGGGTTAAATGGTGATTTGATTACATGGTCTAAAGCAAACCCAATTAAAGTTACATTAAGCGTTGTTCCGCAAAGCGAAGACGATGAGTTGCTTTCTATCTTGTTTCAAGCAAACCGAGTCGGTAAAGGCAAAGCAAACGTTCGTGACATTATCACTATGACCGGCATTTATCCAAGCGGACAAATAGTCGTACTAAATAATGGTTTTATTACGGACGGGATGCCGGCAACCGGTGTGGCTAGTGCAGGTCGTTTGAAAACTAAAACCTATAATTTCGCATTTGAAAATGGGGTAGCTACCTAATGGATTTACTACAACCTAAATCTGTTCAAATCGACGGAATTGATTTGATCATTTCTAAATTCCCAGCGATTCCAGGACGCGAGATTGTAGCTAAATATCCTTTATCCGGATTACCAAAGCTTGGTGATTATGCAGTAAATGAAGAAACAATGGTAAAGTTAATGAGTTTTGTAGCGATAGTTCTTGACGGTAAAGAAATGCGTTTATCTAATAAAGTTCTTATCGATAATCAAATTTCATCTCGTGTCGAATATCCATGGCAAACATTAGGTAAAATTGAAATTGCAATGTTGGAGTATAATTGCTCTTTTTTTCAAAAAGGGCTGATCTCAAGTTTCTTTCAAGATTCAGCCCAGAGTGCCCTAGCGTGGATTTCCAAAACCTGGACGGCTTTTTTGGAGCGATCCTCGCGGACGGAAAAGCAACCTTAAAAGAGTTGCAAACTGAGTACACGCTAGAAGATGCGTTCCTTATGTGGGAAGTAATCGCGGTTACTCGATATAATGAATATTTAGCCGCCCAACATGCACAGAAAAAGGGGAATAGATGACTGTTTTAGATACGTTATATATTGTCTATAAATCTCTGGGCATTGATGAGCTGGAAAGAGACGAAAAACGTGCTAAGAAAACGACGGATGATCTCGCGCATTCTTTAGAAAACACCGGGAAAATAAGTCAAAATCTCAGTAACCAATTTATTGGTTTAGCCAAAAGCATTGGCGGTTTTGTTCTTGCTGGGTTAAGCGTAGGTCATATTTACAATTCAGTTAAAGCGGCGGGCGAATATGCTCGCGAAGTTGGTGACGCTGCGCGTTCGTTGAAAGTTAATGTCGAAGAATTGGACGTTTGGGATCGTGCAGTTAAAGAGGCCGGAGGGTCTGCGCAAGGTTTTCAATCTTCCGTTAGAAATTTAGCTTCTGCACTCAATATCACGACAAAAGATGCTTTAAGCTTAATGCCGCGTTTAGCTGATACTTTTAGAAAAGTAGGGCAAGATCGAGCGTTGGCTTTTGGTAAGAAGATAGGTCTTGACGAAGGAACTATTTTATTTTTACAGCAAGGACGTCGCGAAATTGATGCATTGCTTGCTAAACAAAAAGAATTCGGAACTGTTACAAAACAGGACGCTGAGTTAGTCCGAAAGTTCAATAATGAATGGGAAAAAACGACCTATTTATTTAGATACTTTTACCTTCAAATTTCTACAGCAGTTCTTCCATTTTTAATAAAACTCGTTGAAGGTTTTGAAAAAGTCGGACTTTATTTTAAAAAGCATTCTGACTTTATCAAAGGAGGTTTGATCGCTTTAGCGGGGATTATTACTTACCTCGTAACTCCGGCGTTAGTACGTGCAGCCGTCGCAGCCTGGGGTTTCATGGCGCCGCTACTCCCAATGATTGTGGCTTTAGCTGTTTTAAGTACGGCATTTGCTCTTGTTTATGATGACATTCAAAATTTCTTAAAAGGCAATCGATCTGTAACGGGTGAGATATTGGAACGATGGCCGGTGGTTGGCAAAGTTATCAAAACAGTATTTGACGGGATAAAAGAAACGTTAAAGTTTGTTATGCAAGCGATTGATGCGGTTGTTGAAGGATTTAAAAAAGTTAGTAGTTTCCTAACTGGAAATAATAACGGTGTGACATTAGATGGACTTCTATCGGGTCAACAAGCAATAAAACTTGCATCTAATAATCGTTTGGCGTCTCAATCGTCCGGTAGCATTTTTAGTTCAAGTCGATCTTCTAATAGAAATAATTCTATTAATATGGGCGAAATTAATATTTATACTCAGGCAACGGACGGCTATGGCATAGCTTCTGCTTTAAAAAATAATTTATTTTCAGATCAAATGCGACAAACCGTTAACGGTATGGATGACGGAGTACTAGGCTAATGGCTATAACGCGCATCATAGACAGTATTTTTCCAACGTTATTTGATGATGTTGCGGTATATGATCAAACTACTTTTTTACAAGTATTTTCCAGAGCTAGAGCATTAAAAGCCACGATTAAGCAAGAAGCTAAAGTTATGGAGCACCCGGTAGAAACTGGTGCAGTCATAACCGACCATCGAATTATTTTACCTACGGAAATTGAACTTTCAATGATAGTCCAAGCAAGAGACTATTCGGACACGTATAGAAACATCAAACAATATTTTTTAAATGGGACTTTGCTTACGGTTCAAACAAATGCGGATGTTTATGCTAACCAATTGATAGCAGGAATGCCTCACGAAGAAGACCCAGACCAGCATAGTACGTTAACTGTGGCTTTAAAATTAAAACAAGTTCAGTTTGCTCAAGCTCAGTATGGCATTTTACCAAAAAATCCTTCGCATTCTACTAAAGTAGACCGCGGAGTTTTACAACCAAAAGAACGAAATCAAAGTGTTTTAGCTGATCTTGAAGATTTTATAAGAAAAAGATAGAGGTGCTTGTATGTTAGAAATTGATCTTGCAGCTATTCCTAATCAAGCTCTATCGATTCGATTGGATGACAATCAATATAATATTTCTATTATTGAAACTTGCGGGTGTATGTCTGTTACCATCTTACGTAACAATGAAATAATCATTCAAAATGTCCGGGCAGTTGGCGGAACTTTATTAATTCCGTATCGGTATTTAGAATCGGGAAATTTTTTCATTGACACTGCCGACAATGAGCTGCCGGATTATACCAAATTTGGTATAACGCAATCTTTAGTTTATATATCTCAAGCAGAATTGGGGGCTATACGTGCCGGCACTTGACCCTCGGATTGTCAAAGTAAGCATTGAAGTTGGCGGCCAACTCAAAACTTATGAGGGCATTGCCATAACTGCTAGAGGTACTAAATATGCAAACGCAATTCAAAATGAAGCAGAAATAACTCTGTCCAATTTGGATAGAACCACGCAAGATTATATATTAACTGAAACTTCACCTTTCAATTTAAATCGCACTCCCAAACTAGTTATTTTGGAAGCGGGGCGAGAATCATACGGGGCATCTAAAATATTTAGCGGTAACATTGTTAGCGCTAAGCCTTCGCAACCGCCCGACATAGCCGTGACATTAAAATGTTTAACGGGTAATTTTTTAAAAGGAAATATTATTGCACGAAATCAAGCGGGGCAAGTTTCTTTAAGAGAGTTATCAAAACAAGTCGCTCAAGATTGCAATTTAACTTTGTTGTTTCAAACAGAAGATAAAAACATAGCTAATTATACATATACGGGCGGAGCACTTAAACAGATTGAGGCGCTTAATAATATCGGCGGCATTAATGCTTTTGCAGATGATGCGTCTCTTATTATTAAAACCGCTAATGTGCCTTTAAATAACACATTAACAATTTTAGACGAATCGACCGGAATGATTGGGATACCTGAACTCACCGAGCAAGGTGTTAAAGTTACGTTTCTTTTAGATAATAAAACTACATTGGGTGGAGGTTTACAAATTAAAAGTAAAATTTATCCTGCGATTAATGGTAATTATGTTATTTATAAATTAGGCTTTAATATTGCAAATAGAGATACGCCTTTTTATTACATAGCAGAAGCTAGGCGGCTACGATGAACAGCAATAACAATCCATCAATTAACCCAGCAGATAATGATTCGCTCATTGGAACCATGCGTTTTGCTTTTAATAAAATGTTGCAAGATGTAAATGGGATGCTTCCGGCTAGGGTAATGGCTTTTGATCGACAAAAAAATAGAGTACAAGTCCAACCTCTAATCGCGGTTTTAACAACGGACGGATCGCAAGTTAGTCGCGCACAAATAGCTAGTCTTCCGGTTCTTCAAATTGGAGGGGGCAATTTCATGCTTAACTTTAATTTGAAAGAAAACGATTTAGGGTGGATCTTAGCAAATGACCGTGATATTTCTTTGTTTCTACAATCTTATAGTGAAGCAAAGCCTAATACTCTAAGAAAAAATAATTTTGCTGATAGCTTGTTCATTCCTAACATTCTTGTTCAAAATTACAATATCGCAAGTGAAGATTTAGAGAATGCGGTATTGCAAAGCATCGACGGTAAAGTAAAACTTTCTTTCGGCACGGATAAAATTAAAGCCACGGTGGCAGATGATACAAACACTGCGGCTTTTGAAATATTTCCCGACCATGTAGAGATAACCGCGCTTGGCGGGTTAATCGTTAATGGCGCTATTACTGCAACAGGCGGTTTGTCGGTTACAGGAGGTGGAGGTTTTTCTATTACGGGCAATATGAATATGACGGGTAATATGACCGTGACCGGCGATTCTCGAGTTATCGGAGATATTACAGCGTCTGGCGATATTACGCCGCATGTGCCATAGGGAGAGTTATGACGAAAACATTTGCGGTTGATAAAAATAACGACCTTTATTTAGATACTATCGGAAATATTGCAATTGTTACTGACATAGAAGCGGTACTACAAAATTGTATGCACGTAGTCAGAACCGTTTTAGGTGAAATCGTTCTACAAGTTGACCAAGGAATTCCAGACTTTGAAACAATATGGGCGGGGGTTCCAAATTATTCTCAATATGAAGCTTCGGTTAGACGTGCGTTATTAAATGTTGATGGTGTAATAGAGGTAATTTCTTTTACAATGTATACCGACGATAAGAACGGTTTTTATTATACTGCGGTTATTAGAACGGAATTTGGGAACGGGACAATAAATGGCTGATTATATCTATATCAATAGCACGGGGGTTATTGTTCCCGACACAGGGGAAATAAAAACTCTTGTTGAAAACGAATATAAGGCGGCATTTGGGCAGGATTTAAATGTTGACCCAAGTACACCTCAGGGGATTTTAATTGCCGCTGAAACTTTAGCTCGCAGTGATGTTTTACGAAACAATGCCGCACTAGCTAACCAAATTAATCCTAATTTAGCTGGCGGAGTTTTCCTAGATGCAATACTTGCATTAACGGGTTCACAACGTATTGCGGCTCAGCCTTCCTATGCGACATGCGTATTAAACGGAGTAGCAGGGACGGTTATACCAGCAGGGGCGCAAGCATCGTCAAATACCGGCATTGTTTTTCAGTCAAATAGTACCGTGACTCTGGATGGGTCTGGAACTGCCTCTGTTGTTTTTTCAGCGGTTGTACCTGGTGCGATTAGCGTGCCTGCAAATTTCATCACGCAAATAATAAGCGACATTTTGGGTTGGGAAATGGTAAATAACCTAGCGCAGGGAATAGTAGGAAGTGAAGAACAAACCGACGAACAAGCAAGAGAATTGCGCCGTGTGACATTAGCTGCACAAGGGACGGCTTTACCTGAAGCTATTATCTCGGATTTATATTTAGTGCCTGGCGTTAAAAGTTTAGTGTTTCGTGAGAATTATACTGACAGCCCAATTGTTATCGATGGTAAAACATTAATTCCGCATTCTATTTATGTAATCGTTGATGGTGGTACGGACAATGACGTTGCGACTTCGCTTTTAAATAAAAAAAGCATGGGTTGCGCATATAATGGAAGCACCACCGTAACTTTAACCGTACCAATTAGTGGCCAAAGCTATGATGTGAAATTCGATCGTCCAACAATAGTCCCGGTTTTGGCTAAAGCCACCGTGAGGGCAAATACTTCAATTCAAGACCCGGTTAGCGCAGTTAAGCAGGCCATTTTGGATTATGCAAATGGGTTATTGCCAGGCGAACAGGGGTTTGTTGTTGGTGCGTCAGTTTCTCCTTTTGAATTAGCAGGAGCAGTTAATATAGAAGTACCCGGGCTTTATGTTAAAAAAATGGAAGTTTCACTTGCTTCTACAGTGAGCTGGACGACGGATGAGTTGCCTATGTTCATTTATCAACTGGCAAATATCGTTGCGGATAGCATAACAGTGGATGTCGTACCATGAAGATACAAGAGTTTGATTATAAGGTTGACATTTTACAAACATTGCTTTGGCAATATGATCAAGCTCTGAAATTACAGTCTTTACTTTTTTCAAAGCAGATTTTTTACGATTTTCAATATTCCGCTTTTTGGGAAGATTGGTTTAACGATGTATTTAACTTAATAACCGCTGATGAATTTGGTTTGCATGTATGGGCGATTATATTAAACCTTCCATTGTCAATCGGAGTTGATCCAGACAAAATTGGAAAACCCATTTGGGGAACAAATGTTTTTAATGCTCCTGACCCTAGCGCGATTCAAGGTGGGCGTAATTTTGAAAACGGGAGCTTTACGACTAGTGGCTCTCAATCACAATTAACAATTGACGAACAACGATTGGTTTTAAGACTTCGATATTATCAATTAGTTTCTGCAGGTTCATTGACACAAACAAATACTTTTTTAGCATATTTGTTCAAAGACCTAGGTGAGGTATATGCGTTAGATGGTCTTGATATGTCTATCACTTATGTTTTTAATTTTAATGTATCCCAACAATTGCTGTATATCTTATCTACCTATGATATTTTACCAAGACCGGCGGGCGTTAAAATAAAATACTACATTAAATCGGATTCTATTTTTGGATTTAATGAAGTACCGATGATCAATGACAACATGAATTTCCAGAATGGAAATTTTATATCAGAATTTATTTTAGGTTTAGGAGAGTAAAAGCATGGTGCAATTTTACAAACGTCCGTTTGCTGAAACTGGGGATAAGGCTGCGATACCTACCGACACTCAATCAGGCGGGAGTGTAAGTTATCAAACAGGATGGGGTTTAGATTATCAAAGAGATTTAGCAACTGATCCAGCAGCTAAAGCTATTCCACGTGATCAAACAAATCAATTTTATTATGACTTAACCCTTAACATTCAACAGTATCAAATCCACGGCGTACCTGAATTTATCACTTCTGCAGATAATGGTGGAAGTCCTTATTCCTACAACAAATTTGCGATGGTGAGATATGATGACGGCAACGGTTATCGCAATTATATGTCTCTTAGTGATACTAATACTTTTGATCCTAGCGATAAATCCGCGTGGGGGATGTTAGATGCCACGAATGCTATTTTAGGCGTCGGCTTTGATGCCGGTGTTGTCGATGGCGACGTGGTTTATTATGACACTGGTGTGCCTACTTTCAAGAAAGCACAAGCAAATGGCACGGTTGCCGGAAATGTCATAGGCATTGCAGACGTAACTTATGGCCGTGTGATATTAAGCGGCGTATGTAATTTATTTAGCGGATTAACACCAGGCTCGATTTATTATTTATCTGCAAGTTCTGCAGGACAAGTTAGTACGGTTTTGCCCGGATTGAATCGCGTTCGTATGGGTATTGCGAAATCTGCAACAGAATTGTTTGTTCAACCACAAGTCATTTTGAATCCTAACTTTATTGGTATGGGGATGTACAATGAAGGTAGCGCGCAAACAATACCCGGTGATCATACCAATAATTTAATTATATTTAAGACTCTTGATTTTGATCATAGCAAAGGCGTTGTGTCTTTTGATTCGACTACTAATTATTCGTATAAAGCTTTAGTAGCGGGAGTTTTTGAAGTCACTGGGATTATAACTCTGAGATTCGGCGGCGCGAGTTCAACTGGGAGTTGTTATCTTGAGTTATGGTTAAAACCCGCGGGCGGACCATCTTTTGTTAATTTCCAACGTTTAAGTCAGATTGATAATGGTAACGGCGACGATGTAACTTTGAGCGGAAGCGTGATTCTTGAAATGGCAGTTAATGACGAAGTCGCATTATTCGCAAATAACAACACCGGAATAAGTAGAATTATTTCAGCTAGCGCTCCTGAATTGCCAGCATTTCAGATTAAATATTTAGGCACCTAATGGCTAGTTTTGATCTCGTAAAAAAAGATCTTTTGGATATTGAAGGGGGGTATGTTAATGACCCCCAAGATCCAGGGGGTGAGACAAAATATGGAATTAGTAAACGTCAATATCCAAACATCGATATTAAAAATTTAACTCCTGAAAAAGCATTTGGCATTTTTTTAAAAGATTATTGGGATAGATACCGTTTAAGTGAAATACAAAATCAGCTAATTGCAGAAAAATTGTTTTTCGCAATTATAAACATGGATCCAATGCAAGCTGTACAATTGATCCAAAAAGCATTGTATATGACGGGCAATCGGGTATTAGCCGATGGGATATTAGGCTCTGTCACAATTCAAGCGATTAATGGCGCGCACATAGGATGGTTAACAGACCGTTTTAGAGTTGAGCTATGCAGATATTATAACAACATAGTAAAATATAAAAAATCCCAATTGAAATTTTTAGAAGGTTGGATTTGGAGGGCTTTAACATGAAAATAATGAGAAAGCTTTTTCGAGACATCTTTACCGGCATAGATAACCACACATTCGATAACGGACGTGTTTTATGTTTTGCGTCTTTCTTTGTGTTTTTTACTCTCGCTATTATCAATTCGGTTCAAGGGCATAGTTGGGGCGCAATGGATTTTGCTGGGGGTGATGCGGCAATAGCGGTAGGCTTCGGAATTAATTTAAGATTGAAACGCAAGACAGAGCCTCAAAGGAAAAAAGAACATGACTAATTCGCGGCTATTTGGGTTGATCGTAACCATGTGCTTCGTGTTTTTGATTGGCGGTCAATATTTATCAATTAGAAGCCAAAGAAATACTATTAATGAATTGAAGTCTCAAATTGCTATGCTTGAGGAAAAATCGAAAGTCCAAGAAGCACAAGTTGAACTTGCGCATCATCAAGCAGAAGATAAATTGAATCAAGTTGAAAATGAGTCTCATAGAATCATGGAAATTGAAGTACCGCAAGAATGTGAAAAAGCAATAAGTTGGGCGGTAGAGCAAGCGAGTATTTTAACATGAGACTGGCGTTAGCGGTGTTATTAGCAGCGCTATGTTCTTGTGCTAGCAATACAACGCCTATCGCATATCATTGCCCAATGATAGAACTTACAGATATCCCTAAACTGCCTTTAGATAAATTAAATAAAAAATCAAAACCTGATGAAGTTGTGAAAGCTTATGTTTCTAGCGTCGTGTTATTGAAAGGTTGGGCTAAAATCACAAAGGAACAAATAACCCAATATAATTTATCAATCTAGTGTTTTAATGTAACCGACTATGCAGCATAGTATAAACGCATTCTTTAATCTTTCATATAACCAAATTCAAGATCGTATGGCCTTTCCCCATACCGTTTTTCACAAGCTTCTATCCACCCTATTGCTTCCGGAATGTTCTTATATGACATAAACATACCAACTAATCCTCTACCATCTAAATTCCACCTTTCATCAATAGAGCTTTTTATCCACCAGCTACCTTCTCTCAACATTCTCAAACTCCTTCATTATGTCGTCTAATTCTTTTCTTAAATGATTCTCAGCAGATATCAATCTATTTTTTTCAGCATCTGAAACTGATGTAAGGGATAGGGTGCTTAATGCACCTAACGCAAAACCTAGAGCGCGCATGATTTTAGTTTGTAGAGCGTAGTTCATACTTCGCCTATTTCTTTTAGTAGTTCTTTAGCTTCTGAACTGAAATAATTTAGGCAGTTACAGTTATATCCTATGCAACCACAATCTTTTGATATTTTTAAAACAAATTCAACCAACTTATTATTCTGCATCTTAAGCATATAGTTAACATAAAGCATCTTATGAAGCCTTACGAAGCTGGTTGATAGTTCTTTCTTGCATTCTTCACAGTGGTATTTTTTCTCTGATTCACTCATGCGCTATTGTTCTCCCACTTGTCTCGATCAATTTCTTCTTTCTTTAGACCATTTTCTATCGCGCAATCGTCGCACAAAAATACGCCATCATAAAAATTAAAATTTTCAGAACAACCGCATTCTTCCCCAACAGCAACAGACATTACATTCTGCACAATAGTATTCTACATAACTCATGTTTCTACCTCTTTTAATTCTTCTGATTGTTGATCGCATATCTCATACAACAATCGTCTTATTAGTTTCTTATATTCTTCTGGCATGAAACTGTGTTCTGGTGAGGTACTGACCGCAGAAAGATGATACATCATTTGTTGAATCTGTTTTTCAGATATTTTCATCATTATACCCTATCATTTGGAGGCACTGCATCTTTTACACTTATCCGCTCTCTCATTCGTCTACCTCATTAATTTTTCGATCATTCAAGCACCTTAAGTTCTTCAGATTGTTGGTTAATTATTTCTATTAATAGTTTTTCTGCGGTTTGTTTAAATTTACCACCAACTACACAATCATCCGCGGCACCCACGATTAAAGATAAAAGATAGATCATTTGCTGTAGTTGTTTATTTGTAATTATCATAGTTCCCTGTTTTTTAGTAGGATACTTATAACTATGACCGCACACGCATCTAATTTCATGAGTCTTCTTATTGATTAATTTCCCACAATCTCCGCGACAAGAAGGACATATTTCGTTTTTATTCATCAACATTTCAAAAACATCTTCTAACATTCCGTTATTCCTTTTATAAAAAGTTCAGGGTTAAATTGATAAAAATATTCGAATGTCGACCCCGTGATTTGTATTGAAAAATGTTTTTCTGATTTTTTTAATATTAACGTACCACGCTCTCCAACCATTGTGAGTTTATTTTGAGAAGGAACCAGGGTAAATAATTCAAAAATATTGCCCATTAAAACTAAATGATGAGTAGTATCCAAAGTTTTATCTTTAATAAATAAAACTTTATCTACGCATTGTATAGAGTAATTTGAGGAAATTAAAAGTTCACCGTTAGCTAGCCGGCGAATCATTTCATCTAATGTCATCTTACGCTCCTATATTTATTACATCTTTTACAAAACATAAGGACGTCAATAAGTTTTCCTTCTTCAACGATTCGTGCTCTACTCTCAAAATCAAAATTGTGCCCATAAATGAGCACACATATTAAGTATTTAATCATGAATTGCTCTAGTCCCAACTTCTCATCAGAAATATCCTTGCGCTTTTAAATTAGCAAAATAAATAGGTTTTATTTTATTCGTTTTTCCATGAAGCCATCCGCTAACTGTACCTTGTGATATTTCCAAAATTTTAGCTAACGCAAACTGAGTTAATTCGTGTTTTTTCATAATGCGTAACATGCGTTTTGTATCTGCAGTTAAAACATAAAGACTGCGAATTTTTAATTTTCCCGTACCTGCGCATCGATTACATTTTTTATATAAACGTGGTCTAGTCATTGTTTTTTTCCTCTTCTGTTAGTTCTCGCCAGTGTGAAACTCTTCTAGTTTTATTTTCTTCTATAATTGCGTAATCCCATTTCCCGCTTATTTTACTAAAAAATGTGTGAACCCAAATAAGATTAGAGACATTGGGAAATTCACCGTACATGTTAAGATACCCGCGTATTTTAGTACATTCTAAAACTCTGAAATCACGGTCTTCATTTACAACAACTTGGTATTTAAGCATTAGATCTTTATTAAATGGCGGTAACTTTTCTTCTATAAGAACCCAATTTTGTTTTTCTTCCTCGGCAATTTGTAGTGGCTTCATTGTTTTGTCTATTCTTGTAGTTTTAATATCTTTTCTGCATTTTCGATTAAATTTGGAATAACGTCTTTTTCATAAGATTTTAAAACATCTAAAATTATTTTGTATGTGTCATGTTTTTTATATATTGCCGCTAAAAATAAAGATTTTTGTGCAAGTTCAAAACTTTTAGAAGTACCAAATAGGGTATTAAAATTATCTTCGTTCAAAACCTCTTTTAATTTAAAATCAACTTCTTTTAATTTATTATCGATATCTTGGGCGGTCATTGATTGTTTTCCTTATTATTTTCTTAATATGCATCTTTAGCTAAGTTAATAAGACCATTAAAGCTTTCTTGTAATCTAGTTAGGGCTAAATTAAAACTTAGCTCATCTTTTTCATAAGCAAATAACATCGCATGCTTAAAATGAAACTCTATGCTTTTAGTCATAGAATCCATGCGTAAGAATGAATGAAGTTTAAACACTTCTGAAAGAGCATAGTCTAATTTTTTAATACGGGTCAGTATTTTGGAAGTATATTCCTCCACCTTTTCAATTAAATCTCTTTCTTCGTTGTCTATGTTTTCCATATTATCTCCTTTGAATTAAAATCTTTTAATGCGATTAATTGGCATTTCATGTTGTAAATTAATACTTGTACTTCTAATAAATTTTTTATGTTTTTAATAGAGCCTTCTATTTCCTCGCGTTCAGAATAAGAAACTTCAATTGGCGCTATCTTCGTTCTTATCACAACTCGATACAATTCCATTTGTTAATGTCCTCATGTTAAGTTTGCAAATTTACAATCGCCATTTGTATTAACTTGTCTAAATGTTTACCCGCTATAACCATTTTGCGTACTTCGATTGGGCACTCAATTAGTGGCCTTGATAAAAAATTACTTTCATACATTAATCTTTTATTTTTATTACTATAGAAAATTTTAAAATTGTAATTTTCATCAATATAACAAATTGATTTATTTTTCATTAATTTTTTAAAAAAACTTTCCGTCTCTTTAATATAGCTACTTATTTCATTCATCAATTTAATATTTTCTTCGCAAACATTTTTAAATTTATATAAAACAGTCTTATCTATCTGCATAAGTTATCTATCCAAGAAAAATAAAAAAGGGTGGAAGCGTGCTTTCACTCAAAAGCCGTGTCTACAGGTGTTAAGCCCACACCCTCATCATCGATCGCATGATGCCGACGCTTCCATAAAAACTTAATCCCAATTATTCATTTTAATAGTTTCTGAGCAATTATCCGTATATATTTCATTGTCAAAGCCAATATAGAGTATAGAGCCGTCTTTAAAAGTAAAAACATTGGTATTGCTGTTTTCACCTTCCGTAACATCTTCATGGTAAAATTCTTTTTTATTTCTGCAAAATTCTAATGCGTCATTTCTTGAAGTCATTTCTTGAACTTCAAATAAAATTTTTGTTGCGGCATGCATTTGTTTACCTCTCTTTAGCTAATCAATCAAAATTGACACGTCAATACCGGCTTCTGTATAAATTTCTTTAGCTTGATCATCTAAACCGAAAAAACCCACTACTGATTCAATATCTTTACATATCTCAACAAAATGTTGGTCTCTTTCTCCTGCCCACTGTGTAATTTCTATTTTTTGACAAACAAAATTACCACCGCTTGTTTTATACAACGCTAATTTTATAAACCTGCCCGTACCTATTTGTGTCTTATCTTCTGATATTAATTCCCCTTTAAATTTTATTGGTCTACTGTTAGTAACATTTAATTTAAATTCGTTCATTTTAATTGGCTCCTATTAAACTAAACTTTCTAATTGGTCTTGAGTCGTGGCGTTGTACTTTTTCGCTACTTTAGCTACATATTTTTTAGTTCTGCAAGCGATCATGTGCGAAAAAGGCCATGCTGCGCTTGGTTGCCTTACGTTAATTAAATCTGCATTTTTTGCATAAAACCGATTTTTACTATCGAATTTTCCGCTTGGATGAATTTCTCTATTTTTTAATTTTTCATAAACTGCATTGATGATGTCTTTCATTTTATTAGTCCTTATTGTCTGTTAGTTAATAAGGCCATTGTAGCGTATACACTATAGCGAGTCAACTACTTTCTATATCTTTTCGCACGCCAACCGTCACTCGCTTTAAGTGGCCAATTTTTAGCCCAGTCTGGCAAAGTCGACATTATGGTTTCAAACTCTTCAATTGAACCCCAATTTTCTGGTATTTCTGCAACGATTTCATCATGGACATGTAAAACTACGTGATACCCGCTTTTTTCAAGATTGATAATTGCATGAGCTAAAATGTCACGTGCGGTAGCCTGTACGACATTCTCTGTGAGTTTACCGCCATATGTTTGCATTCGAATCCAACCAATCGCACCGTTTTTTGGGTTAGTGTTCCAACCTTCGAAACTAATCGCATAGGTTCCGGGGCGTCGATCGCTTGGAGTCAATCGTGGCTTGTGGTATGCCAATGCGCGCCCGGAGGGTAATTTACAATACAATACGTCTCGTTGAACTAAATACGAAATCGATTTAAATTTAAATTCTTGACCCGGCATAAGGATAGCGTTAATTACAGCACCTTCTAATCCGAAATTTTCTTTGATGTAATTTGCTCTTGTCTGTCCGCCCCACATCTCAACAATTTTAGGACTTGCCTCACGCCAAGCAAGAATCGATTTTTTAATTTCATCTTCACAAAAAAATTCATCCGCGCCGAAATTCTTCCAAGCGCCTAACCATCCCTGATACCCGCTTGCGAGTTCAGCAACTTTACCTACTTTTTTTCTTAACGGGTGATGTTGCCCTGTTTCTTTCTTATAGCGTTCAAATTCTTCAAAAGGTAACCCTGTGATTTTAGATGCGCTCATTTCATAAATTTTTCCGTGCGTTCTAAAAACTTCTAAGCGCCAGTCTTCTTCTGCGAGTGCGGCAAGAACTACTGCTTCAATTGCACTATAATCAGAGCATATTAAGTCATGATCTTTAGAAGCTACAATTAAACCTCGAAGACAACCAGAAACCGTCTCTATCGCATCTCCCCAGATATTTTCTACAATAGACAAATCGCCAGTTGCAATCGTAGTTAACGCCATCTCTACCGCTTCAGCACTCCATTCATGTGTTTTTTTATGTTGAATATTAAGTATGGCTAAACAATAGGGGCATTGAGTTGCTAAAATGTTGCCGTAATAAGAATTACATTCTTCACATAAATAAACAAGCATCCCGCTATTAGGCATGTTTTGAGGCTGCATCCCCTCGCCTGCTGCCCTACCTGTTCGTGCAGAATGATAGACAAATAAGTCATGAAGTTTTCCATCCACTGAACGATTTAACATTGCATATAATTTTTTAACTGCAGCTGAACCGATAATTTGACGAATTTTTAAAATTTCGAAAACCTCCGGCGGTAATTTAAAACTTGTTTTTAAAAGATTTTGGACGGTTTCAGCATTTAAGTCATCTACAACAACCCCTCTTTTTAAAATGTAATTCTTCATTTTTAATATTTCAGAAGCAAAATTAACTTCACCGTTAGTTAATTCAGAAAGTCTTTTATTGTATTTAGCATGCGCTTTTTCCACTATTTCTATGCACTTTTTAACACTCTCTATATCTACAGAAACGCCACGTCGATTAATCGTTTGATCAATTAACCAAAATTCTAATTCAGAAGGAATTAAGTCAGGAATTAAACTTGAAAGTTCCGCTTCTGCTTCAATGTCGCGAAGATTGTAGGCATAGAGATTCTGGGCATCTATCGGGTCATCTTGCGGTAGTATGCGGCGCCTGTTATCTTTAAGCGTGGGATTGCGCGGTATACTAAATTTATTTAGAAGTCTTTTACCGTTTTTATCTTTCTTTGAATTAATATTTAAAACATCACCCGTAGCTTCTAATCCACCGGGTAGACCAAAAGCACGCGCTTTAGCTGAAGCGCATCGTAATTGTTGAATTGATAAAAGAGGGAATCCATACCGTCTTACCGCAACATAATTCCAAATCCAATATTCAAAGCCTACGTTCCAAGCTTCTATCAATTCACCTTTTGTGACATGATTAAAAAGATCGATCGGAAGAGAATCGGTAGGAATCCAAAGTCTCTTACCATTACCATCTTTCAGATCGTAAGCTAAAGATAAAATATCGCAAGAGGGATGCCTTGCATAAGCGGCCATTCCTACCGCAAATATGCCTCGATCATTTGCACCTGGTAACTTCTCATATTTGTTTACGTAATCGTTCCAAATAAAACCTGCTTCGCTATAGGTTTCAAAATCTATGTCTGCAAGAATAATTGTTTCGCCAAGACCTGCTTTTAATTTCGTATTTCGTTCGAGCATATCTAAAGAAGGGGGTGCAAAAATCATTTAATTTAAATCCTGCGAGTTATCAAGTCTGTCTTGAATGATGTATTTTAACCGTTCGCCTACCACTGTATAAGACACTTTTAGCGGTACGTTATGTTTGTCTTTGAGAATAATGAGAAGATCAACAACGCATTCTAATAAAATTCGATTGATAGTTTCTTCTTTTGAAATTTCGGGAAGTGTTTTTATAAACTCATCATTAAATAAATTATTTAAAATCCGGCACGCGATTAAACTTACTTGATTATCCATGTGATATCCTTAATAATAATATGACTCCTTTGATCCAGATTGGCGGTGTATGACACCGCCTTTCTTTTTTTATCTATCAAGGCGCCATTAATCCATGTTGAATTAGTTGTGCGTCTGTCCAACCGGCTGCAATATATTGTTCATAGGTACCACCATTCGCTGCAGGTAACATCACGCGGGCAGCTTGCGCTTGCGGCGGGTTTAAAATCCCATAGTGTGGTGTGGGGGTGGGGGGCGCTACAGAAACAGTCGCCACTTGAGGAGCAGCGGGGGCAACCATAGGCGCTGTAGGTGCTGGCGAATGCGGGTTAAACCCCTGCGATATTGGCGTTAAACTTGCGCCTTGTGGCAAAGGTTGTCCGCCGAATCCAACTGTTTTAGGGTCGGCACCAATAATGATGCGTTTGCCATAACCCGCTAGTGCAACCATACTGTGATTCAAAAACACACCGGGTTGATTTGGAGATTCATTGCCTTGGACGTTGCCGTACACTTGTATATAGTCGCCTAAGTTAACCGCATCTTGTTCTAAGATTTGTTGTGAACCGTCCGAGTTATAAATTCCAGGAGCGAACGAACTAGAAAAACTTAACACCCAATGACCAGGATAGCCTTCACGATCAATTGGTTTAACGCCTTTTTTGTTGGGAATAGCGCTATCACCATCAACAATTTTCCATGCAAAAGTAGGGTTGTGTGCTTGGCCTTGTGGAAAACTTGCATGACCTACATTCCAAATTTTAGAACCCCATGAAGTTTCTGACCAATGACTTTCTGCGCCTTTTGAAATAGCTAAAGCAAAAAAATATCTTACTTGTGGTTGTCCTGCTTTAGCACCACTTTTTATAACAAGAGGTTTACCTTCAGCATCTGTTGTTTGCGGTTCATATAAAGAACCCATCACAAGTCTTCCGACTGGCGTTAATAGAATTTCTTTGTGCGACATATATTTATCTCCTTTTAAAATACAAACTGATATTATTTGTTATTAACGGTTTCGTCAATAACATTAAATACTTTTCTAGCAATATCTTTTTGTAAAACTAATTTCAAATTACCTGGTTTATATTGCGCATAAAGACTTATGAGTTTGTCATCTAACCCCGCTTTTATCGCTTGTTTTGGCGTAATAACTTCTTGGGGTTTTTTAAGATCTATTTCTAAAAGTTCGCCGAGGGCAATAATCTCTTCAACAGATCGACTCCAGTTCAAAGATCCTCTACTTTCTTGAAGTATAAAAGAAGGTACTCGTTTACCTGATTTAATTAAATAAGTCGCTTCTTCTTCTAAGCCAGTTATTCTTGCATCTAATAAATCGCGTGCTTCTCTAAGAAATTGTAACTCATTAGATAAAGCCTCGGGTGTAAGATTATTAACAATATTACTACGAGCATAATCTATAAGCGGTAAACTAAACGCTTGCAATGCGGCACAATTAAATCGTGCGCTGCAATACATACATTCCGGATTTGGAATGCACGGGGCGTTAGGCTCAAGTGATTGCTTTTCTTTTTGTGTCATAGTTTGAAAATAAGTATATAGTTCAAGAAGAGAAATGCGCCATTCCTTCACTGAGTTACTTATGCGAGGCTGAACTACAACAAAAACCACATTAAAGCACGGGGGTTCTATGTGTTGGAAAATTCCATAAGCATATTCTATTAATTGCCAATTCTCATAGGTTTCTACATTTTTAAAACCGTATTTGTATTCAAATATATAAACTGTTCCATTATCTATATCAATGTGAAAATAATCCGGTCGTCCGGTCATGCCTTGATGAATCATACTTAAATCTAAAGTAGTTTCTATATAATCAGGATTTATAGAACCATTTATTTTTTCTTGTACGGTTTTTTTGAAAAACAAAGCATGATCGTACATTTCAGTATTTAAAAAATATTCGCTTTCAACAATAGGCGCGCCGGTTAAAACACGCATTGCTATTTTATGCGCCTTTATTCCTTCTTCGATATGCTTTGATATTTCTTGATTACGTTTCGGGAACTGCTGCTCTAACAGTCTTGATCCCGGACACGCGATTCGACGTGCCGCTGAGGATGGAGTTAAGTTACTCATGTTTATTCCCCACATTCTTCTTTAATTCGGTTTAAAAAAACGGAAAGTAAATCAGGTCTTGAACTAAAAGCTGCAACGCCGGGCATTCCCATATCACGCGCAATAGTTGCAAGTTTAGAATGTGTGATTTTTTTATCTTTAATTGCCGTGGTCGCGTAATCCATCACGAATGCAAAATCAATTAATTCTTCGGAAGTTTCAAGGACTGAATCAGTAGTTTCTGGTGCTTTGACTTGCATTATGCTTTTTTGTTCTTCTTGAACTTGTTGAACCAAATTGGTATCAACATCACGTTTTAATTTCCAAATGCCGTCTTTGGTTTTCGTTTTCGTGCTTGCGTGTATTCGTTTGTCCCACCAGAAACCTAATGCGTCTAATTCCACGTTGGCCGTAGGCTCAATGACCTCTTTTATTTCAGTAGCAAAGTTTTGTAAGAATTCTAATGGGGTTTCAACTTCTAAAGTTTCGGAAGACAAAGGAGGAGGGGGAATCAATGCGTAATTTTCATTGCTTGTTTGAGCTGCGCAATCTTCTTCTTGCTTTTCTTGTACGTCTGTTTCAGCAAACTGCAATAGAAAATTAGCTAATTTAATTAAATCTTCTTTTCTTTCAAATTGTGGATTAACAATTTTAATAATAATAGACATAAATACTCCTTTTTAGTGAAATGAGTTTGTGTTGATTTGCATAACTTCGGTTAATTCAGAATACGCCTTAGATACGTCCGCAAAGATAGCAGTTGCTTTATCACGCGGGATACCAAATTTTTCTTCGGTTATAACAGAAATATACGCAGTGAACTTTGCTACTGAATTTACAAGTATAGATAAGTCATGTTGTCTTACCATATCATTTGTTTCGTATAATTCATTCATAGTTCTAAGTAATGAAACCGTTAAATCTTTTGCCAAACTATCAGAAATTGTTACAAGCGGTTTTTGTTCTTCTGACAAATCTTTTTCTTCTTCAAGTCTAATCTTCATTGATATGCCTTAACTGATCATGATTGCAATTAATGTAAGTAACAAAATGGTTTGAAAAGTAACTAAGACGAATAGTGCGGTAAGTTTTGTCGAATCACTCATAAAGTAAGCCCTCCTTATTGCTTAACTATTTGAAATATTGACAGTTCGTAATTCTACGGTATACTGACGGCATCGTCAATAAGGAAATAGCGAGATTTATGATTTTAAGACCCTATCAAGAAGATGTTTTAACGAAAATCTATAGCGCTTGGAACAATGGTGCCAGGAATGTTTTAGCGCAACTCGCAACAGGTGGCGGAAAAACTGTACTGCTTGCAAAAATAATCAAAGACAACGACGGCATGGCGATTGCAATTGCGCACCGTGTTGAGCTCGTAAGTCAAATTTCTTTAACACTAGCACGCCATGGAATTTCACATAATATTATTGCGCAAAAACCTGCGATTCGAGAAATATGCGCATTGCATTTAACAGAGGTCGGGCGCTCCTATTATGACCCGCTAAGTCGTAAGTGCGTTGTTGCTGGCGTCGATACGCTTATTAAAATGAATAACGAACCGTTATTTAAAAAAATCAATTTAGTTATACAAGACGAAGCACACCATGTGTTACGAGACAATAAGTGGGGAAAAGCCGCGGCATTATTTCCGAACGCTCGCGGATTTTATCCCACGGCAACACCTGTTCGTGCAGACGGTAGAGGTTTAGGACGTCATGCGGATGGCATCATAGATGAAATGGTTTTAGGGTGCCCAATGCGTGAATTAATCAATTTGGGATTCTTAACTGACTATCGTATCTTCGCGCCGCCTTCCGATTTAGATTTAACAGAGGTACCGATTAGTGCATCAGGTGATTATAGCCCTCCAAAGTTAAGACATGCAGTGCATAAATCGCATATTACCGGCGATGTTGTTTCACATTACAAACGTATTGCAGACGGTAAACTAGGCGTGACTTTTGCTGTTGACATTAAAGCTGCAACCGAAATCGCAGAAGAATTTAGAAAACAAGACGTAACTGCAGAAGTTATTTCAAGTAAAACACCGGATCTTTTACGCGCTTCGATTATGCGTAAATTTAGAAACCGCGAGATCTTACAAATCGTCAATGTGGATTTATTAGGGGAGGGCGTTGACGTACCGGCGATCGAAGTGGTTTCGATGGCACGGCCAACTCGAAGCTATTGTTTGTATAGTCAGCAATTCGGCCGCGCACTTCGACCCATGCAAGGCAAATCGCACGCTATCATCATTGATCATGTAAGCAATGTTAAGATGCACGGGTTGCCCGATTCAAAACGCGTTTGGTCTTTAGATCGTAAAGATAAAAAATCTCGTAAGATTGGCGAAATACCTCTGCGTACTTGTATTAATCCTGAATGTTTAGCTGTTTTTAAACGCATCTATAAACAATGCCCAAATTGCGGAACACAAGTTGTAATTACTGATCGATCCGCACCCGAGTATGTTGATGGTGACTTATTTGAATTAGACGAAAAAGTGTTAGCAAAACTCAGAGGTGAGATAAATAAAATTGATGCTGCACCTTTAATTTCACGCTATTTATCCGTGCCCGCGCAACTCGCTATTGCAAAAAACCATAGACTGCGACAAGACGCGCAACGCGAATTGAGAGAACAAATTGCACGTTGGGCTGGGTATGAAAAAACAGAGGGAAAAACGGACAGTGAAATTTGCAAAACGTTTTATTTCACTTTTGGTGTTGATGTAATGACCGCACAAACTCTTAATGTAAAAAATGCAAACGAACTCTCTACAAAAATTATTGAGATAATTGACGAACTCGTCAATATACGTTAACGTATTTTTACTTTACGGAGGAGAGCAAATGGATGTTTTAGAAAGTAAAATTCAATCAATCATACGCCTTGAAGCATCTCATAAAGGGTGCAGATTGTGGCGCAACAACGTAGGCGCCCTCTACACAAAAGAAGGAAATTTCGTTCGTTACGGTCTTGCTAACGATTCCGCGGCTATTAACAAAATAATCAAGTCTTCTGATTTGATAGGTATACGCCCTATCAAAATCACTCAGGATATGGTCGGCAAAACAATAGGACAGTTTTTAAGTCGAGAAATTAAAAAATCAAATTGGAAATATGCCGGAACTGAAAGAGAAAAAGCCCAACTTGCCTGGATCAATTTAATTAATTCGTTGGGTGGCGACGCTTGTTTTGCAACAGGAGAAGGGACGATATGAACCATATTAAGTTTACGTGTGACGATAACAAAGCGTGGTGCGGAGAAGAACTAACAAACGACTTTTATTTCAAAGATGCAGAGTTAGCCGCGATTAACGGGATTAATTTCAATAACGTTAAGTCTAGTTGCCCCTTATGTGTTGAAAAAATCGTAGCTTATTTGGAGGTAACAAAATGCGAATCAGAAAAAACCCAGCCGCTCGTCGTAAAGAAATAATCAAAGCGGCGATTTCGTTATCTAAAAAAATTGGGTACGACAAAATAAATAGGATTCTTTTAAGTAAACAAATGGGTGTTTCTGAAGCTTTAATTTCTTATTACTTTTGGCCGTTTGATAAACTTAAAAAAGAAGTCATGCAAGAAGCAATCGACCAACAAATTTTAGATATCATTGCACAAGGCATTATTAATCGAGATAAAACCATTTCAAACTTGGAGGAAAACGTTAAGCAAAAAGCCCTCGCGCACGTTGCAAGAACATTTTTATAGAAAACAAAAGGAATGGAAAAATGGAGTCGTTACCAGTTGCGTTTGACGCCATGCGGGCGTACAAACAGTTTATTGTTTATAGGTTAGTTCAAAGTAGCAACGGGAAGTATGATAAATTGCCGATTGATCATCGCAATGCGATGACTGCTAACGCGCATGATCCAAAAATTTGGTTGGATGCAGACAGTGCGATTTTACGGGCTGGGATTTTAGGTAAAGACCACGGTGCGGGTTTCGTTTTTACTTCTCAAGACCCTTTTTGGTTTTTAGACATTGACGATTGTTTAGAGTCTTGCGGTACTAAATGGTCTCCTCTTGCACTGCAACTTGTTTCGATGTTTCCAGGCGCAGCAGTTGAAATATCTTCAAGTCGTAAAGGATTACACATTATCGGACAAGCACAAACGTTTGCGCATACATGCAAAAACGCAACGCATCATATAGAACTTTACACCGAAAATCGATTTGTGGCTTTGACAGGCTATGGCGCACAAGGTAATGCAGGGCTTAATTTCGACGAACAAATTAAACAATTAGTAACAACTTATTTTCCAGTTCAACAACACACTAACATTCAGCAAGAATGGACAGACTACCCGTGTCAAGAATGGGACGGTGACGTAGACGACGACGCGCTTATAGAACGTGCGATAAAAGCACAAACAAGTAAATCTATTTTTGGGGGTGCCGTAAGTTTTAAAGACCTTTGGGAAGCTAACGTTGAAGTGCTTTCTCGTGCTTATCCAGACACGACAGGTAAAGGCCGAGCATATGATGAGTCTTCCGCCGATGCCGCTTTAGCTCAACGTCTCGCTTATTGGACGGGAAATAATTGTGAACGCATACGTACTCTAATGCTACGTTCCGGCTTAGTGCGTGAGAAATGGAATCGAGAAAAATACTTGCTACTCACAATTTTATTTGCTTGTAGCAAGCAAAAGGACTGGTTTATCAACAGACGACCAGAGAATATCACAAGTGGCACAAAAAAGGCAAGAATCGTTCAAGGCGCAACTTTCCTTGCCGTGGAAGAACAACTTAAACTTTTCGAAGGCTGCACTTATGTTTGCGATACACACCAAGTGCTTGTACCTGGCGGCTATCTTTTAAATTCCGATCGTTTTAGGGTAATGTACGGCGGATATAGTTTCCCTACTGATGGTGCAAACCAGCGTGTAACGCGCAATGCTTGGGAAGCTTTTACAGAATCTCAACTCTTACGACATCGGCGTGTTGATAGCTATACTTTTCGTCCAGACTTGCCATTCGGAGAAATCATAGAACGCAATGGAGAACGGCTCGTTAATACATACTGGCCGATTGATACCCTCAAAGTAAAAGGTGATCCCACCCCCTTT